TTATTTTAAAGATTGGTTTTAATTTATATCTTTCGAGAGAAAAGGAAAAAGCATTTCAATTTTCTAGCCACTTTTGGAAAAGTGGCGCAAAACGGCCCTTCGGGGGAAATTATCGTTTAATATGCGGGGTAACCCCGCAGACCCCTATACCCTTACAACATACAATGGCATAATTTCAATAGTTTCTCTCTTTCAAGAAAGTTAAACACTAGAATATACTTTTGATTTATGCTTCGCTTGCTTACCGCAGACCCCTATACCCTTGCAAAATATATTTCTCTCTTTTAAGAAAATGAAACACTAGAATATACTTTTGATTTACGCTTCGCGAGAGAAAAAGTAAGATATCTTGTTCAAAGGGCCCTTGCCCGGAATGCTAGGCTATTGATGGGTTGCGTACGGCCGTACGGGGGTACAAGAAATGACTCACATTACGGTATACGATTCAACTTCAACTTAGACGTAAGGTGTCTCGCCCTTTACAAGTTGAAGTTGAAGTTGAAGTTGAAGTTGAACTTGATGTTGAAGTTGATGTTGAAGTTGAAGTTGAAGTTGAAGTTGAAGTTGAAGTTGAAGTTGAAGTTGAAGTTGAAGTTGAAGTTGACGTTGAAGTTGACGTAAGGAAGTGGTTAAAAAAATTGAAATGCTTTTTTTTTTTAAGGCTAAAGGTATATACATACATACATAAGATATACTTGAAGTAAAATAAATTAATTGAACAAATGGCCGTAAGATATGAACTGGCACGCCCTTACGATCATATCGTCATCTGTGAAAGTGGTGTCATTCCAGTAACCAATGAGAACGTATCCGCATTCTCTCAATGGGTAAGACAGAAATATAGTAACTATACTGAATATAAAAAATCCTCAAGGGAACCTGAGTTAGATATATATATACGCACAAATATATTCACCCGCGATATGAAGACGATTTGGAGCGTATCTGAACCATATGTTGATATGACAACAGATAATTTACGCATCAAACGCCTTATCTTGTATCGCCAAAGACTCGTAAAAAAAATAAAATATATGAAGATTAAACTAGGCAAACTCACTTTTGTGGATGAAGCAGAGGTAATTAGAGAACAAGCAAGACAACGTAGTCAACAATTAAGACTTCGACGACAACAATTGGAAGCTGTTCAAACACGTGCTTTATATGACTACTCCATTCAAACAACAATCGTTCCACAAACCATTGAAAGAACAATCGTCCCGCAAACCGTCACTCAAGAAGAAGCAAATAAAGAAATGGACGATGAATGTGTCATCTGTATGTCACGTCATAAATTACTGGATGTCTGGACCACCCCTTGTAAACATCAATTCGGGGCCAAATGCCTAGCCAAATGGAAGTACAACACTTGTCCCCTTTGTAGAGAAGTCTGTAATGAGGTAACTGAATATAAACTATAAACTATACCAATACTTAAAATATATATATATATACTATACTTTGTATCCATCTATAAAAAAAATAAAAAAAATAAATAATATATATTATTTATTTTTTATTGGTGCGGCTTGCGGGGTAACCCCGCAGACCCCTATACCTTTGCAAAATGCAATGGCATAATTTCAATATTTTCTCTCTTTCCAAAAAATAAAACACTAGAATATACTTTTCATTTATGCTTCGCTTGCTTACCGCAGACCCCTATACCCTTGCAAAATGCAATGGCATATTTTCAATAGTTTCTCTCTTTTAAGAAAATGAAACACTAGATTTATACTTTATACTATGCTTCGCGAGAGAAAAAGTAAGATATCTTGTTTAAAGGGCCTTTGCCGGGAATGCTAGGCTATTGAGCGGTTGCGTACGGCCGAACGGGGGATATAAGAAATGAGTGACATTACGGTATACGGCTCATACTTTAACTTCAACTAGGGCTCTGTGAGCATCACCACAAAAGACGTTTTGCGCCACTTTTACAAAAGTGGCTAAATGAGTGACATTACGGTATACGGCTCATACTTTAACTTCAACTTCTACATAAACCTAAGGAGCTTTTACCTACCTGACACTTTTCCAAAAGTACCTACATTATACTTATACTTAACTTTACTTCGACTATCCACCCTTCACCTACACCACACTTTTACAAAACTCACATTTTATATCACACACTTTACACCACTTTACTTTCCGACCATTTAGCCACTTTTGGAAAAGTGGCGCAAAACGTCCCTTCGGGGGAAAAGTTCGAATGATTTTTATAATATTTATTTATATAAATAATATAAAATGAAAACAACAAGAAAAATAACAAAAACAAGAAAAAACAAAACTAAGAAACATAAAGGAGGAAAATGGTCCTTAAAATATAAAAGAAGTATCGATTGTAAACATCCTCACGGATTTTCTCAAAAACAACATTGTAAATATGGAAAAATACCTAAAAAGGCAATGTAAAAACAATACTATTTAATGTATTTTTTATTTTTCGATTATGCTGTAAATTTGTGTTATTTTGTTGTTGTTGTTTACTCTTCATCATTGAATTCTCTATCATTTCCTTCTTTATTAAATCCACATTATGATTGATTTTTTCATTTTCTATTTTATCTCCTTTTTTCAATTTATCAATTATTTCTTTTCGTTTTTTAGAACAAAAATTACATAAACATCCATTATCCATATAATGGTCACTCTGTATAAAATTATTATAATATATATTTTCAATCGATAATTTCAAATAAAAATCATATTCAGTGTTTGTATAACCTATCATATTTATATTGTTATCAATCTTTTCAATCCATCGATTCAAATATATTTTCTTGTCGTCTTCATTGTAATAATAATTCAACAAAAACGATTCATTTAATCGTAAATAATATGAATAAGGTAATCGATAAATTTCTTTAAAATAGATATAAACTTCGCCGATCGATTTATTTCTGGTTTCATAATCTTTAATAACCATTATTTCGGTATTAAAGATTTCAGAAAGAATAGGAGACCACGAATCAATATCAATCATACGTAATTTAATGTATTTTATCCCATTCTCTTCTACCAACAAATATTTTTTTTGGAAATCAAACGTATCAGGTACCGTAATATTATATTTTTCCATAAAATAATCATCATTTGCAATAAATGGATAAATAGAATTAAATCGATCGATTATTTTTTGAATCGGATATTTCTTCAAATTTTCATCCGTATTATTAAAATGAAGCGAAGATAAATGTTCGAAATACTCGGATATTTTTCTCTCTACTGGATTTCTAAAAACATCAATGACATAAATATTTTTCCCTAATTCTTGATTATATCGAATAATATCTGGAATCGTTATTCCATCAATATTCATATTAATAAGATTGCCTAACATTTTCTCATTGTGAAGATGAATCACATTAAACTTATGAGATAAAGATAATCTCAAAGAAGATACTAAAGAAGTCGACGCTACTTTTGGTGGAGCATAAACAAAAATAATATTATTATTTACATTGTTGTTATTTACGTTTTTAAAAAGGACTTCATTGATTTTATTCAATAATACCGTTTTGTTTATAAGAGTTATATTTTCGGGAATGACTTTCATTTTATTATATAAAATATTAAAAAAATTATATTTATCCTATTTCAAGATAAATATAATTCGTTAAATTGTATCATTTCGTTTCATTTTGTAAATATTTATTATATAATACTTACCTTTATATCGGGTAATCTTTTTTACTATTTTCTTTACTATTTACTTTACTTTAGTGTAAATCTTCAAGGGTGTAAAACAGGTGCTTTGACTGTTCTCTTTTTTCCTTTAATTAATGACCAATCTTTATCATCTGATTCGGACTTTACACTAGTTCTTCTTGGCGGTCTTGATTCTTTTGTACTTTGTGAATCTCTAGATAATCTTGGAGGAGGAGGTCCATCTGGTTCTTTGATTTCAACATCAGTTGATTTATAATTGGTTCTTGCTAATTTCATTTCATAAATGGTTTCACACATTAATTTACCGGTTTTAATTCCAGTGACATTTACTGCTTGGAATTCGTGTTGACCCCCTTGTGTAGTTGAAAGAATAAACTCTACATACTCACCTTGGACTAAATATTTATATTGTTGTTCGTTGACTCCGATACAACTATGGTGAACAAAAATCTCTTTTCCTACTTCATCTCCTTCGATTAAAGAAATAAAACCATAACCAGCTTTGTTATTAAACCATTTTACACATCCGATCATTTTTTCCGCGTTGGAAGCACTTGTTACCGCATCGTTTGTTGACATAGTATTATAATATAAGGGGTGAATGTCTTTATATTGTTTTTGGGGAGAATTGTAATGTAATTATTTACCATCTAAAGTTTATCAAAAACAGACGCATTCATTGCATACATTGCATTTATTTGACCTGACTTATAATCATCCATCTTACCAGCAAGATAAAGATCATTATAATATTTACAAAATAGACAATTTGAAACAATCGATATATTTTGATAATTATATTTTGGATCCATCTCATTTGTTGATGTAAAGCTGATATTTATTTCATCATAAACCACCGTTCCGTAATTATTATTACTTGCATCAAATAAAGTATAAACACCAGACACATCTTGTGATTCTTCTATAAGAGTTTGTTTAAATATATACCCATAACCAGATACACCTATATAAGTAGCATTAATTTGGGTTGGATTTTCACCGGTATAATATATAGCTGTTAATGGATTATAACTAGGATCAGTGATATCTTCAAAAACATTTACAAGTGTAGTTGAATCATTCGCATAACTAACTCTAGAAGCATATTTAACATCTTGTTTATCAGTGATTACTACTATATCTTGTGTATTAGAAATAAAAAAAGGATCATCAAAAGACGGATCTCCACGAGTATAACCTTGACTGGTATAAGTATTACTATCACTTGAAGCTAAAATAAGTCCATCTGAATTCCCAGAAATGTCAACAATCAACTCAAAAACCATTTTTATAATATAATATAATAAAAGATTATAAAAAATAATAGAGAAATGATGGATTTACAATAAATCTTGAAACGTGTTCTTATATTTTTCATAAAAAGGGCGTTGTTTGAAATCCAGTTTTTGAACGCACTTCAAGAGTTCAATAAATATCGGGGGGTTTTTTTCATTTTGGTTTTCAATTAATTCCATTTTTTGTTTCATCATTTCTTCTCTCGACGTATTTGGTTGGTAACTCCAATGTAAATTTCCAAAATATAAAAACAAAAGAGTATATACTAAACTTTCCAAGTCGTCTCTTCGACTGAGTTCCATAAAATGATGTGAATGGATACTCGCAAAATTGGGGGTGCCAATCATTGCGCTCGTTTTTCGCATTTCGATATGTTCATTCACGTCTGATTGAAGATACGTTTTACAAACGCCGAAATCAATGAGATAGATTTGGTCAATGCCTTTGGTCGGGTGAAGTAGGAAATTATCTGGTTTCAAGTCCCGGTGAACCATTCCCTTGTCGTGAATTCCTTGTAAAATATCGATCATTTGGATAGCTATTTTTGCAATGACTGCGAGAGAAAGGTTTTTTTGATCGGTTTTTATCATTTGGGTTAAAGAAACCCCCAATAAATCAATAACCATATAATTCGCATTGGAATCGGTACCAAACCATCGAATATTAGGGATTCCTTGACATCCATTTAAATATTGATAAACACGCGTTTCATTTTTCAGTGATTTTTGTTCGCTGGTATTGGGTTCCATTTTAATGGCAACTTTTTCTCTCGTACGTATATTCGAACCTTGATAAATGGAACCGAAAGCGCCATTTCCTAATTTTTGTTCCAATTGATATTTATTTGCAATCATTCGTTTAAGGTTTATTTGGGTACTTTAAATGAATATAATAAAACCTTTTTATACAAAAATTGAAAACATTTTCTCTCTTTGAAAATTAAACAAAGAGAGAAACGAATAATGAAGGTGGAAGAAAGATATATTGAATGCTTGGATCGAAAGGTCACCTTTTATATCGGAAAAAACGCGAAAGATAATTTCAAGGTCATTGATTTAGGGGAATCAGATGATCTATGGTTTCACGTCAAAGGTGAAACATCGTGTCACGTAATTGCATTGATTTCACATATCCCAGATTTGGAGAAAGAAGAGATGAACGTGATTATTGAAGAGGGGTCATTACTCTGTAAAGAAAACACTTTCAAAGTGGCTTCTTTAAAAAATGTGGCGATTGATTACACCTTTTTGAAAAATATTAAAAAAACGAAAATTATCGGGTGTGTTTTGACACAGAATTTGAAGACATTTGTTTGTTAATAAAGTTGATGGTTATTTTGTAAATTTAGGTAATCGCCAAGAAAGAGGATTTAAATAATTCCAAACATTTTTTTTTGGTTCTTTTACTGGTTCGGTTTCCTTTACTGGTATCAATTCCGCTTCTTTTAATGGTTCTGATTCTACGTCTTTTAAACATTCACAGCTAGAACCGCATTCGCTTAAATCTTTTATACAATCCGTTTTTTTTACAAAAGTAGGTTGTAAAGTTTCGACGGATGGTTCATTTTTGGTATTTTCAATTGTAGAGATTGGTTCAAATAAAGATTCGTGTTGTTCATTCATCATTTCTTTAAGGTTAAATACTGGTTCTTGATTTTTGTTTTCCATTGCTTATTTATAACTATTCAAAGAAAATAATTCTAAGTATTTTTCTCTATAATATTGTTTATTTACAAATAAAGAGATTGATTGGTAACCACATATTTCAATGTCAGAAAAGGGATTTGTCTTAAATGGCTCAAAAAATCAATATCACCCACGAGTTCCGCAACTTTTTCCATTTCCGCCGAAATATTATTGATTTTCAACAAAGCCTTCACAAATTCACCCAAAAAGATCTCCTTTTCCTTCGCCATTGTTTGTAAGAGGATCTTACAATCCTCTATATTTTCACAATCACACCATTTCTCCACATATCCAAGTAAATCATAATGACAATCATAATTGGTTCCAGTATCCAGTATATTTTCACATTCAATATTTTGGTAATCTTGGTACATTTTATTTATTTCTAACAAAATCGTTTTCACCTTTTCATCTTCGGTCAAAGGTTGAATGGATCGTAAATCTTCCGAAACCGTAATATTCGTAAAACAACTAAAGATAGCAACCAATTGTTTTGGTTCAAGGTTTCTTAATCCACCATTTTGGATGGATAATAATCTAGCCAAGGTTAAACAATGAATTTCGTGTAAATGAGTAGCGATTTTTCCTTGGATCGTCAAAGAATAATTCGATTTCTCTTCTTCTACTTCATTACGAGAAACAAACCCCTGGTTTTCAAGCAAATCCAAAATAACTTGAATGTTTTCAGTCGTATCATTTTCGATATATTTAATTTGATTCAATATTTTTTCCAATTCTGAACCTTTTTCATTATATTTGATCACCGTCGGCTGTTCAGTTAAAATAAAATTATAATGATCTTTGATTTTTTCAATTACTCGATCGATTTCTTTGCGTTTTTTATTTACTGACTTTTCGCGATTTTTATTCAATTCAATAAATTCATTCAAAATCGGTAATGGTGTTCTCAAGTTTTTTAATGTAGAATTTAAATGATGTAATTCCGTTTCTAAAACCGTCTTTTTCGAAACGAGTTCATTCAATTGATCATCGATTTTATTTGTAATCATACTTTTCCTGACGAAATTCAATAAATCCGTATGTCCCGTATCCAATAAATTCAAAAGAAGAGGATAAGAAACTTTGAATTTTGAAACCAAGGTTTGCGGTTTTCCCTTCATCATATTTTTATAACTGATTGAATCAATGGGTCGAAAAATATTATTCAAATGAATCACGTGTCCAATGGTATCCATTCCTCTTCTTCCTGCACGTCCCGCCATTTGCGTATATTCGTGAGAATATAAAACGCGTTCTGATTTCCCGTCAAATTTTGTCACATCTGTAAAAAGAACGGTCTTGGTAGGCATATTGATTCCAACCGCAAATGTCTCGGTACAAAAAACGATTTTTACAAATCCTTTCGCATAAAGTAATTCTACCATTTCTCTCAAAATCGGCATCACTCCCGCGTGATGAATGGCAATCCCCTTTTCTAGAAGGGATACCATTGATTGATATTCTGGTAATTGCAAATATTCCTGATAATTCGGTAATTTACGAATAATTTGTTCGCATTCTCTACGTACAATATAAGGAACTTTGGAATCAAATTCCAGTAAATTCGTTGTTATTTCTTTGGCATAAGTCTCTAATAATTTCCTGGATAACACAAAACATAAGGCCGGAAGCATTTCCTTTTCCACCAAATATTTCAACACTTGATTCAAGGCAAAACTGCGTTTTATACGCACCTCCTTTTTATTAAACAAATCCATCGTCTTTTTCATTTGCATATAATTCGATTCATTGAAAACCCCCTTTTCATCTTGTAAAACAAAAGGTTTATTGGTCGCCTTTTTGATTTCTTCTTGAACTGCTTTATCTTTGATCACTTTAAAAATCGCATTGGTCGAAGTAAGAAAGGTATAATGTATAAGTGGAACAACTCGTTCATAGGTTGTTGTCAAATAGACTTTTTTTTCTTTCTTCTCATCACGATTCTCACACCATAAAGCGAATTTTTCGGGTTGATCTAAGGTAGCCGAAAGCATTACCATTTGAACGTGATAAGGTAACATCATAATCGTTTCTTCCCATACTTTACCTCGTTCTGCATCATTAATATAATGTACCTCATCAAAAATCACACACGCCAATTCTTTCTCGATATCCATATCAAACATCAAAAGATTAGAAGGCGTTGGAGTTTCTTTAATTTGGGTCGAATCTCTACGATAAAGTGTATTTTGTAGAATTTCCGTTGTCATAATCAACACATCCGCTTCCGGATTAAATTTAATATCTCCCGTTAAAATTCCGAATGAAATATGCGGATATTTCTGTGTAAATTCGTAGAATTTTTGATTGGATAAAGCTTTAATGGGTGCGGTATAAATGACTTTTTTCCCCTGACCAACAAAATATTCAATGGCAAATTCTCCTGGTAATGTTTTACCCGAACCTGTATGCGCAGTGACTAAAATATGATCACCCTCCACAATGGCTTCAATCGCATATTTTTGAAAACTACTCAAGGGAAACGAATAATTTGTAAAATGAGCCTCATATTTTTCTTCGTTCTGATTTGGGTATTGATTCTGACATATTTTTACCATCTTTTCAAGTATATATAATATCTTAATCAAATATGGTGTGAAATATTTATATCGTTTGTCTATTTTATTTATTTAAATCTGTAAACCAGTGATACTTTAAGAACAAATTCACACTAAAGGTGCGGATTTAATTCTTCAAAGGTATAAATTGTTATGTATCCAAAATTTGAATTCGAATTTTCTTTTTAAAACTCTCTTCGTCATTAAAAACATAGATTTGAAACAAACATTTGGTATATTCTTCGAATACTCGAGAGGTTACGATTTTGGAAACAATTTTCAGATCCGTCAAATAAACTTCGTAAAAATACAAGCCCATACCCGAATCTTTCTCTTTCTCTCGTTCTTCTCGATGAAAAACATACCCTTCCCATTTCTTTTCTAGACTCGTCGGATGATTCGTACATAATTCCAACAAAGTACATTGATTTTGAACACGACGTATATTCTTCATATCTCGATTGATTTCTTCCAGTTTATTTAGCCAATCTTTATAAAAAACGGATGCGTTTTTCGATAAAGTAATTATTCCCAGATTTTCCTGCAACTTGATCATATTCAGTAAATCAACAAGTCGTCGAATGGGACTCGTAATATGGATATAGGTATCTAATCCTAACGCATTATGACGGAGTTGTTCCGTATTAGATTGATCAACATATTTCCCCACAAAGAGTTCGTTGGGAATCGCGGGAATATTTTCTTTGACAATCGGGGAAACTTTAGAAGAAATGGTGGAACGGAAAATACCATTTTTAAAAGGGAGAAATTGTTTCGAACATTCGTGATTCATCCACATCATAAGGTACTCGACTACCTCGTGACTATCGTTGATTTGTGAAAGATACTTTGGCTGCCTTTGTTGATAAACTTCTTTGGTAATATCAAATAAAAGTTGATAATTGAGGTTGTTTAATAGACTCGGTTCTTCATATACATAATTCTTATGAACTTTGATAAGTGTATTTTTAAAGGTTATTTCTTTTACTTGTAAGAAATAGGGACGATTTATTTCTTGGGTTTGTTCCACAAAATCAATCAAGATATCCATTGTAAAAGCGGCTCTTACCGTTTTTTCTCGTAAACTACAAAGATGATCCCCTAATATGGCCGGAATCATTGATCGTTTTTTATCCGGAAGATAGATGGTTGAAATACGTTCGCCAAACGATTTCCATAACTGAAGTGTGTCTAGTAAGACAGGAACATTTGAAATATAAATACTTAATCGAAAAGTGGTTGGTTCATTCGAAATCTTTTGAATACTAAACGCATCATCAAAATCAATGCTTCCTTTTGGGTCAATCGTAAAAACGGTGGTATTCGTCGTACGGTCTTCCAAAGAATTCGGGTATTTCTCTTGGATCAGATCAAATAATTCTTTGTTTTCATCCGTTATCTTTTTAATTGCCTTGCTAGTATCTTTTTCAAAATGATTGATGGAGATATGTAGATTTTTACAATAAAGTTGGTATTCGTAGAAATTCGCTAATTCATTGACTTGCCCAATCGTCTGTAAAAGAATACCGTGAGGATGTTTATCTTCCCAATGATCATATTTGAAAATAACGTATAAATTATGAAACAATTTTGAAAACCCCATTGTTTTCATTTCATATGGGATCAAAAACGACGGTAAAAAAGGATCGTTTGGAATACATTTATACAATAATTTTTCGTGCTTTTTCATTGAAATGGAAGTGTTTTTCCTTCCATACGTTTTATTCCCAGTTAATACAAGAATCCCCGCAAAAAAAGGTTTCTCTCGTATTGTTGATTTTATAATCATTGGTTCTTTTCTGTTTTCTTGATCTCGGTCTTCGAAAGTAAAAACATCCTTATGAAACAATTTATGGACGATTGGATCTATTATTTCAACCTTTGATTGGGAGGTATCGAGAGAAATAATTTCGTATTTTTCATATTTTCGATCAAATATTTGGATGGTAAAGCTTTCCTTTATAAATGGATTCATAAATAATCGTAATGACGGTTATATATGAATAATAACTAATCTTTATACTTTTTTCATTTCATTGAAAATAGGATCTTCTTTTTTTTGTTTTTGTCGTTAAGCTACTAGCAAATCGAAGACTCTTTTTCACCTTTTTAATCTTGGATAAATTTGGTTGTGGCTTAGAACGATATCTTTTTCTATCCTTCATTAAATCTGTATCCGGAACTTCATCACAATATTTGATTGTTTTTTTTGTTTCCTCCTTTTCATCTTCTTCTCTCTCATTCTCATTATCATCCTCATTCATTTGAAACCAAGAACTTAAATATTGAAACATACTTGTTTCTTTGGGTGTTTGTTATATTATACCAATAATTTAATTTTCAGTTTTTACCTCAAAAGTGGGAACTTGAATTTGAAACAAATCTTCGATTTTTGTACTACTCTCTTCTTTTTCTTTTTCTTTTTCTTTTTGGAGTTGTTCTATTTCTACTTCTTCTACTTCTTCTTTTGGTTCCAGTTTTTTCTCTCGATTTTGATTTATTTGATGAACAGGTATTTTCTTACTTGTTTCTCTCTTAATATTCTGTAATTGAAGGGCATACATAAAAAAATAAGGCGAAATAGCTAAATTGTTCATATAGGTACGATATTTAAAACAAGTAATCACCGAATCTTGATTGAATTTAATGGAATAAAACCAATAAGCCGGTATATAAAGTGTTTTTCCTGCGACTAAAGTAAATTCTAGACTTTTTATTTTATCAAAATCTTGTCGAAAATCCGGTTGAATATTCCATACATTAAAAGGGGAAGACCATTCAAAGTTTTCATAATCATAATTTGGGTGTAAATATTTGTTACTTTTAGGAGGGATTAATTTAATTTGTGCAGTTCCTTCCGTCATTAAAAAATAATTACGATAATTGATTTCATATTTTAAAGGAGTCAAAGTATCTTGAGAACCCATTAAAATATCATAAAAATAATTAGAAACCATATAAGGTCTTATAAATCCGTCACTATATTGTATATTTTTTATAATACCCGTTTCTTGGATGAATTCCATATTATTTTCGGTAAAGTAAAAAGACTTTTTATCTTCTTCTAATAATTTTATGGTGGTGTGCAAAGGTAATGGTACATATAGTTCTTCGTCTTTGTTTTGTATTTCTGAATGACTTCTTATTTTCATATCAAAAGAAGAATAATTGTTTTGAAGATAATTTTTATTCGTTGTTTCTATGATTTGTTGAGAGTCAAATTCAAATAAAACAGGTTGTCTTAAATCACATATCTCTTCTAATTTTTCTTTGGAAGGATTATCTAATTCATACATTTCTAAATCATTACTTTGTTTCAAATGAAATTGAATATGTAAATATAAAAACAGAACAATACAAAAAATGAATAGTGTAAATATGATTTTCATTGTTCTTTCTTTTTTAAAATGAAACTTACATAAAAAACGTATTTTTTTTATGTAAGTAAAACGCGGAATCTATTTTTTGTATTTTTTTTATTTATGCATTTTCTAAGGGTACGACTAAGGATACGACTAAGGGTACGACTAAGGATACAACTTCTTCCGTTTCTTCTACCTTTTCTTCATTATTGATTGTTTCTTCTTCTATTACTTCTTCCAAAGGGGTAGGATCGATTTGTTCTTGATGTTCAAGCATTTTTTCTAATAAATTGTCGTATTTTTCGTCGACCGATTTTAAAGAATCTTCGACCACTTTCACAGAATCTTCGACCGATTTCACTGAATTACTCAAAGTACTTAAAAGATTCGCTGTTTCAATCGTATTTTTCTCATTCTTCATTGTTATTGTTAAAATCATATCCTTAAAATCTCTTATTTCTTTCTCATAATTCAAAAAAGTAGTTTCATAATTTTCTATTTTTTGAGTTAACGTATGAATCGTATCTTCTTGTGTCTGAAATAAAGCATTCAAGTTCTTTAAATCTGTATCAATTTGTAAATCTGGTTGATCATCGGTGGAAGGAATACCTTCTTCTTGAATTTGTTGAACAAACTGCTCTACTCTTCCTAAACGTATCGTTACTAATGCAAAAGCATCCGAAATCGATACTTGACCTACAGGTCCATTGACACCTGCAGTTTTAACAGGAATCGTAGGTTCTTGATATGCCTGTCTTTGAATTTGTTGTTGTTGTTGTTGTCCTGGTTGTCCTTGTCCGGAAGGAACAAATCTCACATTTTTTGGAACCCCTTGTCCTTGATTTTGTAATTGAGGTTGCACCTGCGCTATTTTTGCATTATAAGTAGGTTGTTGATTTTGTGGTACATTTGGACGAGGCGCATTGTTTCCTGCACGTCGGTTAATGGCAGAAGAAATGGAACGACTCATTAAATATGTATTTTACTTATCTTGTTTTTAAATCTATTTAACGCAATTACCTAAATAAAAAATTGATTCATTAATCTTTTTTTTCTAAAAAAGAAAATTAGAAACTAGAAAATGAGAATCGTCCCCTTTGCTTTATACATTAATCACGCATTACGTTATGTCATTGATACAACATCTCAATTTCATATCGATGAATCTCACGGATTGAAACATAGTCTCGAAGTGTTTCATTATGCCAAAGACATTTACGATTACCAAGTCGTCCAATACCCCTTTTTGGAAAATCAAAAAGAGATTATCTTTGTATCCGCCATTTTACACGATATGTGTGACAAAAAATATATGGATCAAAATAATGGAGTGTCGATGATTAAAGAACATATGAAAGGTTATTTAGATGAGGTTCAATTAAATATGATGGATGAGATTATATCTACCATCTCTTATTCTAGTGTTAAAAAATACGGATATCCTGATTTAGGTAAATATCAAATGGCTTATCATATTGTAAGAGAAGCCGACCTCCTTTCCGCTTATGATTTAGATCGTTGTCTCATTTATTCAATCATCAATGAAAAACTGGATTATGAAAATGCATTGAAACGTGTCATTGAGGTTACGAAAAATAGGATGTTGAAATATCGAAGCGACCGTTTATTTATCACTAATTATTCAAAAGCCCTTTCTTTTCAACTTCATAAAAAAGCATTGAAAAGGCTTAAAACCTTTGAAGATATGGTTGAAAAATTATACTAATATTTAATCCCTGTCATTTTATTTATTTTAATTTCTTTTTATAAATCATATGGAAAGTTTAAACGAAGATTCAAAATCAAAAAGTTTTATCAAACACGTTTTTAATTTCGACGATGAAGGAAAAAGCGAAATGTTAAATATTATTCAATATGCACTTTTAGCTATTATTCCAATTATTGTCTTGAATAAATCGATGCAGAAATTTGTTCCGGAAGCGGAAGACAATAAAGGTAGTTTAGAAATAAGTGCTGAAATTATTGTGCAAGTAATTATTATTTTTATCGGTCTTCTTTTTATTCATCGTGTTATTACTTATGTACCAACTTATAGTGGTGTCAATTATCCAGATTTCAGTATTATTTTTATTATTTTAGCCGTTTTAATGATTACAATGAGTCTACAAACCAAATTGGGAGAAAAAGTCAGTATTTTAGTCGAAAGATTAAATGATTTATGGGAAGGCAATAATAACAGTGATAAAAAAAATAAAAAGGGCAGTAAAAATGGCGTCCGTGTTTCTCAACCTATTTCCAGTCAAATGGGAACCTCTTCTTATGCTGTAAATCAAACCGCTACTAATTCAATTCTACCAACCTATAATGATGGTACCTCTCTTTCTCAACTCCCAACCAATTATAGTCAGACGCAAATGGCTCCCGAACAATCACCTAATTTTAATAATATGTATCAAAGAGATACAACTCCTTTGATTGGTGCCGCTACACCAGGAATGGCAGAAAGTTTTGAACCAATGGCCGCAAATGATGCTCTTGGTGGAGGTGCGTTCGGTTCCTGGTAAGGGAACCTAGGTTCCCTTATGATCCCTCCTCAAGATATCAACGATTACAAAATATATTATGACATAGGTTTAAGATGTTATTTTATTGAATATAAATATAAAAATTACGTTATATTTATATACAAGTGGAAAATGGACGTGAACAAATTATTAAACGCATTAGACAATCAAAAAAACGAGGGAATAATGAATTACACAACCAAAAAAATAAAACAATTGAATTTCAATATCTTAAAAGAATTACACTTATCACAGAAAGAAACCAATAATTATTTGGATAAATTACGCGAATACGTCTATGTAGATGAACTCAAAGATTTACGCGAAGGAACATTTATTCGTTGGATATGCTTGAATAATCCAGAATACTTGGAATTGTCTCGCGGTGCCATTTTTTGTGAAACTAAAATAACGGATATGGGCGTTCAATTAGTATGTAAAAACCATTATCATCGCCATTTCCAATTTAAAATGGACGAATGTATTGTTTTTCGAAAACTAATCCATCAAGAATTGGTTCTCATTGACGCATTAGATATGTTAGAGAAATAAAATCGGTTATTGTTTTTTACTATTTTTTATTTTTTATTTTTTTTCGTTTTGTTATTTTTACTTTTATTTTTATTCAAAGATATTCCTTGTTTATATGATTTTTTTAACTTATTGTTTCTTGGTCTCGATTGTTCAAAAAATTCCTGTAAATGAATCAATATTTGTTTACTTACAATTTTATCAATATTCGTTTCTTCTGCGGTTTTGGGCATCACAAAATAATCATAAGGTATAAAGATACGATTCATTTTGGTTTTGAATTCTTCTCTCGAATCTTTTTTGAAAAAATGGGTTGACAGAATCTTGGAATCCAAAAAACGTTGAATCATTACCCCGAAATCCAAATCGTGAATATAAGGTTTTACATTAATATAATAAACTTGATCATTGGCCATTTCTGGATAATAATTATCATCTAAGAAACAAATCTCACTATTCAGTGGTATCTTTGTACATTTAATAAGATCGTGAAATGATTTGTCGTGGCTAGTACGACCAATCTCGATCACCTCACCATTTATTTTAAACGCATTAATAATCTGGTCAAACAATTCAAAATTCAATTTATGCTCAAAATAAGAAATCAATTGTTTACACCAATGTTTAGGACCTTGATTATTCGTATAAATCAACATTTTATGACAGCATTTTGATTTTTTCTTATACATTAAATATTTCAAAAGGGTCATTATATTAGGTCTCAAAAATTCAGGATATAAATCGAATATTTGATTAAAATCTTCTTGGGTAAAAGAATATTCGATTTTCTCATTCGTGAAATATTGTTGTAGACAATTCCAGAATACACTAAATTCCACAAAATACCCTAGTGTTTCATCTAAATCAAATACAACAATTTTCATATACAATTCTATTTATAAATATACTATCTTCCGATAATATTTTTCTCACAAAAAATGAATTTTATCAGGAAAATACAAAATATTTTATCTTATGTCATATTAATAGTCCTAATGAGAAATAATTACAAGGATCTTACTATTCAAGATTACAAAAATATACTTCATTTTTATCATTTACCAACCCAAGGATCCTTTAAACATTTAAAACTTCAAGCAGAAAATATATTATCTACCAAACTATGTCGTTGTATTAAAAAGGTCGGTTCTTTAGACATTCGTAAAGACGAATCCAAAGCCATCGGTATATGTAGTAGAACCATTTTAACAAACAAAGGCTTAACAAAGGGTAAATTCAAATGCAAAGGAAAACAGAATATTACTTTGAAAAAACGCATCAAATAATCAGTGCCCAGTGCTTTTTTTTCAGTTGGTATTTTGTTATTATTTAATCACCAAGTAAATACCCATACAGGTAAGAATGATTCCTAGAATTTGTTTCCAAGTATATTTCTCACCAAATACAAAAACACCTACTACAATGAGAACAATGATGGATCCTGTTTTTAAAAGGATATTATTTAAAAGGGGGGTATTATAATTCTTATCCAATTCATAAAGAAGGAGAGAAGAGGCAACCAATAAAACAGAAATAATTAAGACACAAGCATAATGCGAATATTCTAGTTTTTTATAATTCGACATCATTTCTTTGGTCGTTTTTTGAGTTTCAAAAATAAAAAAAACAATGATCATTAGAATAAAAACGAAAAAAGTGATCAAATAGAAATATTCACGTGGATTCAATGTATTCAAAACGTGTTTTCTAAAATAAGGATTCATTGATTTCAAAAAAGTAGTTCCCATTAAATAACCATACATTTATTGAATGGTTTAAAAAAGTTGGTAAGAATATATAATAAATAAATATTATATATTTTAAAAAATTCAAAAAACTTTAGTAAATTGTAGTAAATTGTAGTTTATATAAATTTATCTGTTTATATAAAATAGATAATGGCTGATTCAAAAAATACACAAGTAATGAACGTCAATCCAAACGTAGATATCAATGTTTTAAATGCACAACAAAAAGTAGAATGCCCTTCTGAAATCCATAAACAAACCAATGAACGAATTTATAATCGTAATATTCCTTCTCAAATGTTACAGCCTTACATTGATGTTCGTCCAGTAATGACAAAGTATTCTTATTTACCAATTGTTGACCCCCGTAAAGAAGTAAATACTCGTCTTATACAAACACCTACTTATAATGTTCACCAAGTATTTAATCCGGGAAATACTCAATCCCCTTGGTCTGGGTTTGCTTCCAATGTGAACACCGAAAGTGTATTAAGAAATCAAGTATTTGCTTTACAGAAATGTAGTCAATCGGTTTACGTACCGAATAGTAATAGTGATTTATACCACGTGGCTTTTCATACCAAACCTGTGTCTTATCCAGATTCATTACTATTTCAAGAAGAAAAGTTTTGTCCTTTTAATCCGAATCCGAACCCAAAAGAAATCGGTTATGCAACATTTCACAACGCTACCAGATTACAGGTTCGTAATATCACGGATCCATCTGCTTAACCTATTTATAGTTGAATTTATATATTTAAAATATCAAATATATAAATGACGAATATGAATATAAAAAAAAAAGAAAAAAGAGATAAAAAATTAGATGAGACCAATATTTTGGAACTGAAAGAAGAAAATAAATCGGATAAAGAGAAAAATGACAACTTGGAAGAAGAATATAATATCAAAAATAAATCAGATCAAATTGTAGAAGATATTACCATTGAATATTTATTAAGTGGTTCTTTCAATAAAAGGAATCAATCCATTTCAAAACCACCCCCTTTGAAAAATAAAAAATTCTACCGAAAAAGGCTGATTCAATTGACCAAAGATTTATTAACTGAAAATGAAATTGAAAGGACGGATCAACCAGTTTACCATCCGGATATTTATCGTTCCTTTTATCAATATATTAATACAAGTATAGACTATTTTCAAACCATTGATCGGAACGATATTATTCAAGAAGATTATAAAGATTTATATGGAGAAAGAGAAGGAGAAGGAGAAGGAATAACAGAATTATTTCCTGAATTCAAGGATGATTTAGAATATAATGAAACATTGGAAAAAGCCAATAAACATATGATGCGTCAAATCAATATGAAAAACTATACCTTGGACGGATTAGTCAAACGCACCGTGATTAAAAAAGAAGAACCGATCCTACCGAAAAAGAAAAAAATCAATTTGAAAGACCCGGAATTAAAGAATAAAGGCGTTGGTAAAAAGAATAATCTCACGAATAATTAGGAAGGGAATTAAAGAATGAAAACCAAAACGATTCGAAGGAGAGAAAAAAGAGGAATAAATCAAGAAACAAAAACAAGGAAGAGAAAAGGTTTCGTAACGACTCTCCAAAAAGTGAATTGTAGTCCCAAAGATAAAAAAGAATTGAATGATTTTACTTGTTACAAAAACAAAGATTTGCATAAAATGCGTAATTTATGGAATGCGCGTCATCCCGATCATTTAATCAAAACCAATTCTCCTTTAGAAATTCACCGTCAGCTCGCTCGATTTATGAAAGATACGTGTAATAAAGAATCGTGTTGGTTAAAACAGAATTTTATTCGTGAAAGTGGTTTAAAAAAAGAAATCACCGATTCCTTTGCACCAACCGCTCCAAAAGAATGGAAGAAAAACCCGAATGAATGGTTATCCAGTGTGGATATTCATAAAGTAATGAAACAATATGAAAAAGCATACAAATGTTTCGAATTTATTGGCCCCTCACCCATTGATTTCGACGTAAAAAAAATGTATGGCGATTGTGTTTGGGAAGAATTATGTCATTTTAATTTACAAAATGAAATTAACAAGGGTAAATTCAAAATCGGCGTTGTTTTTAATACGGATCCTCATTACAAACCAGGAAGCCATTGGATTAGTCTATTTATCAATGTGAAAAAGGCGCAAATTTTCTTTTTTGATAGTGCAGGAGATAAAGCACCAAATGAAGTTATTAAGTTAGTTGACCGTATCATTCAACAAGGGAGTGAATTGAAAAAACAGATCCATTTTAAATTCGATGAAAATTATCCCGTAGAACATCAATACGGAAATACGGAATGCGGGGTTTATTCTCTCTTTTTTATTATTCATATGTTGGAAGATAAATTGTCGGCACAATATTTAAAAACACATCGTATCTCAGATAAATCTATAGAAAAATATCGAAAAGTCTTTTTTAATGACGGATTATAAAACTTTAAAAGATTTATATAAAATAAATAATAAATATAAACATATTCTTATATTTATTATCTAAGATAGATAAATAATGACCGATTTTTTGAAAGAAAACAATGTGCGATTATTATGGGAGGTGTTGATGGATGCAGATATTCTTCGTTCCAAACCGAAAGAATTTATTGAATATATATTACATATTTTTCAAAAAAATCTGATTCCTTTTTATGAAAACGAGAGAAGGATAACACAAAATTTGGTATTATTCAACAAAAAATATATTTCTTTGATTATGGATATGATTGTTCAATTGGAGTCAAATAGTAAAAATGTAAATAAAACAAGCAAACCCCAAATAGTAGAAAAAAAAGATTTGATTACCTATGAAGAAATCAAAGAAGAGAGAAAATCCGTTTTTGAACGCGAATTCAATAAAAAACAAGAGGAATTTCAGCGGGCGGTTACTTTACCTACACCGCCTTTACCCAAATTCAGTGACAAAGTGGAAGAAGAAAAACCGCCGATTAGTGAATTGGAAAGACGAATACAACAAACTATGAAAGAGAGAAATTTTGATTTGGAAAATCGAAATTATCTTTCAACCGATATAAAAAATCCAAGCGATTGGTTGAATCCTCAAGAAACATCTGTGAAAAAAGAGAAAGGAATGGTACATTCGAACTCGATTGAAAATAAAATAAAATACATCAAAATCGAGGAACCATTGATCAAAGAGAATATTATTCAACCAATACAATTAGATGGATTAGAAACACGTGAAGGTAAACATATTCAATGGAAGGAAAATTTAGAAGAATCCTATTATATTCCAAACATAGAGAGACCTACTGATGATATTTTTTCGAAATTAAAAACGATTCCTTCCATAAAAAATGAAGAAACCAATTATTTATTGAAAGACATTAGAATTCAACAATTAGAAGAAGAAATGCAAATACTTTATCAAAAAATCGATGATATCAGTTCAACAATGGAAGAAATAAAAAAAATGATTACATTAAATAAAATAAATATTGAAAAATAAGTTTGAATAAAATAAAATAAAAATAATCATTTAATTCATAATAATGAAGTTCCTTTCTCTTTTAGGATTGTTTTATGTTATCAATGAAATATTTAGTATCAAAGCATCAGATACTACAACTGTGCCGAAACCTAAATGTTACACACATTTAATAAAAATGAAAATACGTAATTCGATCTTGAAAAGAGTTGTTCAAAGTGATTATAAAACAATCAAAAAACATCTTTTTCTTATGACCGATTGTGTGAAAGAAAAAATAAGTAATACTTACGAAGATTTTTTAGATAATTACTACCATTGTGTTCTTCATTACTATAGTGTGGATGAAAAGGACGTTTTTGTCATTGATAATTGTGTACAATTATTTTTATAATAGCATTTTATAGCACCAAGCTCTTAAAAACTTTCTGTCCCTTTTCATTCGTTTCTAATGTCCCTACTTGTACGGGTTGAACACCTTCAACTCTCAATGCTTCTTCGTAACTGACCAAATCATAAATGTTCATCAAGTTTTTATTCATACGTCGATAAACATAATCTTTATCTCCGATTCGAATGGGGAAACCTTCCCATTCGATTCTCCTTTTATTTGTTCTCAAGGTAATATCATTCTGTTGGTCTTCAAAGTTAGGAATATACGAAAATTTCTCTTTGCTTGGATCCCCGAAATTCACACATTGAACACCAGTTCCTTTGGAACCAGGAATATTTGAATATAAATAACAATCAAAGGCCGATTCTTTAATGGAATTGATTAATTGCGCGTTTAATTTCGCTTTGATTTCCGAAATTTCATATAAATATTCGTCACTTGTAAGCGGAACATTTGATATTTTACTTGTATCTTTACGTTTCAATTCAATTGCTTCGTCGCTTTTTAATTGAGTAGCCGTAAAAGTCATTAAATAGACGAACACTTCGACGGTTTGTAATTTATCCGGAAGATTTTTATGACTACAAATACGTCTTGCACGTCCAATGACTTGTTCCGACCTTACTGGGTGCCAATAAGGTTCCATAATATGGACGTAACGCGTATTTTTTAAATTAATCCCCTCGGAGCCGGATGAAGTAATCATTAGTACTTTGATGATTTCCCCAACATTGTTATTATTTGCGATATTACGCAATTTTTTCGTAATATTGGTCGGGACATAATCCCAGTCGCCATTATAAATATTACGAATCATTTCTTTTTCTTCCGCGGTCTCTGTTCCCGTATAAAGGGCAAAGGTTGGTTTTCCCAGATCTTCGAATTTAATATCAATGTCCCAAATACCTGAAGTATTCTTTTTCAACTTGAATTCTGCGAAACCGTTTTGTTCAAGAACTAAACTGAAAATACCGAGTCCTTCCAACGTACGAAATTGACTATAGACAAGATGTAGTCCTTCATATTCTGGATCGGAAAGATTTTCCAAGATGGTAAGATATTTTGGGCTATGTCGTTGAAGTGCTTCGGGTGTCAGAAATTCATTGGCGTGGTCTTTGATGTATTTTAAAAAGGATCGTTGTCTCTCTTCGTAATCTTTTCCACCGAGTTCATTCAAAATAACATCACCTTCTATTTCACCTTCATTTTCATTATCTAGGTCATCTTCTTGTGATTGTATTTTGTTGGCGTTTTTGAGTATTTTGTCCAAATTAAAAAATACGCTCCTTTTTTTTTCTTGTTCTTCTTCTTTCTCGAGTTCGTCTTGTTCTTCTTCTTTCTCGACTTCGTCTTGTTCTTCTTCTTTCTCGACTTCGTCTTGTTCCTCTTCTTCTTGTTCCCCATTATCGAAAGCACCTCCGACCTTCTTTTCATTTTTTTCTTTTTGTTTTCGCTCTTTCTCGGCCTTTTTCTCTTCTTTTTCTTTTTGTTTTTTCTCTTTCTCTTGTTGCTTTTCCTCTTTCTCTTTTTGTTTTCGATCTTTCTCTTGTTGCTTCTCTCTTTCCTTTTTCTCCTTTTCTTCTTGTTTACGTTGTTTTTCCGCTAGTTTATCCACCTTTTCAGCCTTTTTTTCTTGTTGTTTCAAGAGCTGAATTTCTTCCAAATCTTGATTAAATATTTTTTCTTGAGCTTCTTCTTCTGCTTGTCCTTCACCAATCTTTTCATCATTGGGTAAAGGACGATTCTTGATGACAAAATTACAAAATAAACGAGAGAAAATACGATAGGTAGATATTTTATCCTCATAAAGGTCATCTTTTTTACTGGTTTTTCCTGGCTTTTCCATTTTTCTCTCTTCTCTTCTCGCGTCTTCATAGATTTTAAATTGGAAATCACTCATTGGGATTTTTACCACATGATAATCCTTTCCTAAAACCTTATCGAATCTCGGTAATAATCCTTCTTGGGCACTCTTAAAATAAGAAGACAATCCTAGAATACGACGTTTCAATGCATCCGCATTAATCAATTCGTTCGTTTGACTATTAATGTAACGCGATTTAAATGCGTCAAAATCATCTGGAAGCGCTTTTCGATTACGAATTTTAATACCCGTTTTTAAAACTTCAATTTCGTTTCTTTTCAAGATACCGCTGATACGGCGTTCAAATTCGTCGTCATTTAAAAAATCCGTTTCCATATGAAAACGGACGAGACCATTTTCGTCTTTTACATTATTATAAACCCCTTGATAATCATTCCCATCTTTGGAATATTTATCTTTGAATCCAAAAGGGTTCCGTGTAATTGTTAGAATTTTCGAAGAAGGTGAATAATCAATATAATCCATTGATTTCTCTGCTACAAGCATATCTCGTAAAGCTTCTCGGTCAATTTTTCTAGTCGTTTTGATTTGAAGCGGAATTTCCCACGTTTTGATGTATCCCCTCAAGATATTAAAGAGAATACCGAATTCATTTGGATAATTGATAATGGGGGTTCCGGAGAGAAGAATGATACGCGCATCTTTGGCGGACATTAAATATTCATATAATTTCACGGCCAGATTTTTGGGTGCTCGTTCTTTCTCTCCGCGATTATCTTCCACAATCGATTTTTCTTTTTTGATTTTATTCACAATACGACTGATTAAATTATGGGCTTCATCAATAATAACCACGCAATTATCGAATAAATTACGGGTAAATCCTTGAGTAAGTTCCTCCAAACGTTTCAATCGTAAACCATTATAATTAATAAAGGTATATTTCCCGCGTATCATTTCATCCAATTGATCTTCCAGTGATTTCTTTTGTTCACTCGTTAAATCATTGTAATTGGCCTGTTTTTTTACATTGACAAACCACGCCCCTTTTTGTCTACGAATATATTCAGCGGATAAATTCAATACAGTCGTCAAGGTTTTCAAGGCTTCCGGATATGTTTCGAGAGAAACCCATTCCCAGAACTGATTCTTCTTATATATTTGATCCCCGAATTTCTTGATTTCTTCCATATAGTTACGGCGTAAGGAGGCGGGTGTCATTACGATGATACGTTTTCTCTCTTTCATTCCTTCGGCAATGGCAATACTACTTGCTGTTTTCCCACTACCAAGACCGTGATATAAAAGAATACCACGATAAGGAGTGTATAAATTAATATAATCACGTACGACTTTTTGATGGATCAAAAGTTGGTTCATTGTATCTTCGGCGTCTTGACCGATGTTATCACACGAAATATTTTTGGTAGTATCCAAAACTTCTCGTCGATAAGGTTCAAAGAGAGAATTGATAAAATTAATAAAGAATTCACGATTATTCATATAATAACTGGAAACTTTGATGATTACGGGAGGGGATTTTTTGGCGAGACGGTCTTCAATTTTTGTATTGCCGATTTCAACAAGAATTTCGGGACCTAAAATGGCCGTACCTTTTTCTACACGTTCCGTTTTTCTTTTGCTTGTTTCGGCAATGATTTTGATGGGTTCTTCTTCTTCCTGTATTTTTGTATCTTCTTTTTCCACTTCTCTTTTTGTTATTTGTTCTTCTGGTTGTTCTTCTTCATCAATTAAAACCAATTTTTTTTTTCTTTGTATTGGTTGTTTTTGTTTGGTTGGTTCCTTTTCTTCTATTTCTTCTCTTGGTTCCGTTTCCCCTTGTGGAATGATATTTCTTTGTACAGATACTTTACTTAGTTTTCTCTCCATCATTCTTTTCATTAAAGCCTCACGGTCATATCCTTTATCCCTTTCGTCGACAATGATGGTTCTAGATTCTTTATTTATATTTTTGCCAGGAATCATTACTTGTACTTTTTGAAAGGTTTCTATTTTTGGTTTTAATTTTAATTGTTCCAAGAGATGATTCATTCTTTTGTTTCTATATTTTCAATAGATATAAAAGTTTTATTTTTTTACTCCTTTTATTCTAAATAATAAAATATAAGTAAAATATAGGTAAAATATAAGTAAAATAGAATGAGTAAAAGTAAAATAGAAGAAATAGAAGAAAGAGATAAAATAAAATTAGGGTGTATAAATTAGCGTGTTATTATTGTAGAGCTAGCGCCGAGTTTACATCCCCGAAGGGCTCCCTTCGGGAGGGAGGTTCCAAAAAATTGAAATGTTTTTCATCTTTTTCGATAAATTTATAAATTATTAAAAGTTATCAAAAGTTTGAAAAAAATGCAATCCGAGTTATTTATTCTTCTAAGTACCAGTCTAATACTATTAATCATTTATTCCGTTTCATATTGCTTTATTGAGTTAATTGTTAAAATAAAAAAAATATGTGATGAAATGAAAGAGAGAATTGATTTATTTGATAAATTATGTCAACAAGGCAAAAATGAAATGTGTGCAAGTAATTTATTACCATTTAAATTATCCAATAGTGATGAAAAAAAAATAAATTTGGAAAAATATATACGTTCGCTTGAATTACGTATTATTAAATTAGAAAAAAGTAAAACAAATTAAACCTTTGCACCTTTCAATCGCCAATTTATCGGTTGCAAAGTAACAGTTACCTAACAACATTAAAAGGTGTAAAAAATTCTCATAGTTATTATATTGATATATATATTATATATTATTTGTAGTTGAAAAAAATAAAAAAAAGATAAATAAAAAAGCAAAGGGTTTTTACCCAACCTTTTTTATTTATCTTTTTTTATCTTT